CGTTCATATTTATCACAAGAACAACATCCTACCTGCTGCTCTAAAAGATAATTAAACTTCAATCCCTTACTCCAATCTTTTCTAAATATGCTAGTTTATCTTTGTATTCTTTGGCATTAAACTCTTCTAATTTATCCAACACTTCTTGAAACAGTGAATGCCTTGATAAAATAATCTTTGGCTGGACATTACTATAACATTCAAAAGGAATTGTATATGTACCTTTCCCAACTTTCATGGTTAACTCACAAGTAATCCTATTGAGTTTAATTTCAGAGATATATTTCATCTCAATATTTTTAAAACCCATAGATTTAAACTTAGCCATTGTAATAAGTTCTTTGTATGTCATAGCTATATTATACACTAAAACGTTATATATAGCAATGACAAAACTATTTTCACTATTTTCTTGACATCCTTTATAACCTTTGATATTATATTGGTGTAGAAAGGTTGGAGTTAAAAATGGTTAAAGTCAAAGGTTATAGTTTAGACAATCCAAAGAGATTACCAAAGAATATTGATCGTAAATATCTTGATGAATTGTATCTTGCATTAGTTAAAAATAATTTAGTAATCAATTCTTTTTTTAATGTTGATGATAATGGTAAATGCAATGGTAAATATATTACATTTAGTGAATATGACTCAGATTCATATGATGATGGAACAAGAATGATATTTACTAATTTCGGATATTTTCCAAGTAAGTAAACAAAAACACCAGACTTTTCAGTCTGGTGTTTTTGTCTCTCTCAGTTTAAGGAATCTAGGAAATAACGAACCAACACAATTATTATACCTAATCTTTTATTTTGTTTCTTTCTCTCTTTGCAAATTCATATCCTGCATCACCACCCCAAAGAGACCAAGCAATTCTTCCATTACTAGGATATCCGTCTTCACCTGGTTTAAATCCTTCAGCTGTTTTATCTACTTCGTGTCTTGCAAAAAAACTATACATATCTAAAATATCACTTTCAGATAATTCACGTCCTTCAGATATTTGTTTTGCTCTATTAATACCTACTTCTGTTCCACCACGATTAAACTCTTCTCTCCAAGTTAATCCTCGTTTAGCTTCATCTTGCATACCTTTATTTGGCATTGCTTTGATGGATCTTACAAAACTATTAGGATTTTGAGTGGAGATTGGTGTGGCTTGTGGATGGTAGATTTGCTCATCAGTTTCATTGTAATCATAGCCAATCATACGTTTAGCTTCAGATCTATCAATAATTCCAGCTTTATAGAGTAATTCAGCCTTTTTAGCTTCTTGTAAACTATCCTCTTGTAATGCTTTAATCTTGGTCAAATCCCAGTTAAAGAAATCACCATCAACACTTTCAGTATATTCATTTAAAAGTTGTTGAGTAATTGATTCAGCAAACACAGTAAGAAGAGGAATTACACCTTGGTTCCATGCTGCTTGTTCTGCTTCAAACATATTACTATAGGTTGAGTTTTGTAGACCTGCCGACAAATTTAGGACCATACAGTTAAGTCCCATTGCGCTACTAATACGTTCTTCCGGGGTATGGCGAATAGAATCAAGAGCCATTTCATTAGGTGAGAATGAGATCTTTTCTACTTTAAATGGTCCAGACATAACAGCAACAGAACCAGCATTATCACCTGTAAAACTGTCTTCTAAGCGTCTTTTGAGTGTTCGTAAATCATCATCACTTACGTCCACAACTTGATCGGTAACATCAGGACTAACCATAATAGAAGGTAATCCAGAGTTATTCATTAAACCATAAGAACATGAAGAAGCTACGTTGTCTGTTGCAATCTCTCTTAAAACTGACATAAGAGGTGCACGTCCAAGTCTATAGTCAATTGGATCACGACCGTAAGCAATGTGAATGATATCTTCTACAGCAACAGCATATGGAGTACCGTCAACAACATAATTATAGTGTGTGATTGGATTTACATTATCTCCAACTGGCTGACATTGTTGTGATGGTAAAAACTGCAATCCTATTACTGGACCGCCTTTTGATTTTCTAATTTTTCTGATATAGACGTTGCCATAAATCTTGTAATCTATGATACAATTAGACCAGAAACGTGTTGGAGCTAATTGGTATTGAGGATTGGCTAAAAGTGCAAGCATAGGATGTTCAGGATATTTTTCATATTCTGATTCTGAACCTGGAACTAATCTATAAACCATTGGAAGCGCTTGACTAAATGCTCTGATATAATAGTCCATTCCTATCGCTACAATGGAGTTAAGCATCAAGTCACCAGCGATATTTTGCCAGTCTTTAGATGTGTTTGGTAATCGTCTGGAAAGGTTAGCAAATAAGTCTTGTAAACCAATTCCTGAGAGATAGTTGTAGCCTCTCATTACTTGTGGCAATGGTAAATTTTGGTTTACAGTTGCTATAGGTTGGTTCTTTTGTGCTCTACCTAAAAAACGGTCAAATATTCCCATGGTTTTTAAAATCCTCGATGTAATCTAAAGTTATTTTACGTTATTTCCTAATACCATAGAAATCAGGTAAAAACTCTTCTATATATTCTTTTAGTTCTTTAGAGATTGGTATGGCTTGTTTAGGAATTATTATTAATTCACTAGCATTCAAATCACATTTGTTTTTATATAATGATAAACAAAACCTAACAAAATTAGAACAAAGATAATCAATTGTTACATCTGAAGATTTAAAAGTTGGAAGATGAAGTTGTTTTTTGTTATACTTCTTCCTTAGTCCAATATTTTCTTTAGGATTCTTACAACATAAAGTATAGAAATCATCTTTATGCATTAATTCATCATCTAAATTAACGTGACCTCTGATACGTGCTAATTGAATATACTCTGTCATTTTTTTAACTGAGACCAATCCACTTCATCATAAGGAACACGCAAATCCCATAGAGAACCATTTTCTTCGATATGTTTTTTAAGTTCATAGAAAAATGGTCTAACAAGAGGTCGCCATTTACTTCCAAACTTAGTAATCTCAAATATATCTTCTTCTTCAAACTCATCCCCAAAATAATTCACTTTGGTAATATATTTGTCTTTGAAATCAATATGGCAAATTACACAAGGAACAAACAACTGAATATTGAAAACAGGATTACCATTAAAAGCTCTCACTGTTTTTAAATGTCCTTGTATTTTCTTTCTGTAATCCATGTAAAGTTTAAAGATGTGTTTTAAATCTATCAACCAATTCCCAGGATGTACAACGACCCACTCTTTTGAAATATGAAATATATCTTTTAATATTTTTAAATCAAGATTATTAGTGAAAGGTGGATTAGAAAAAACAACATCAAAATTTTCAGTAGATGTTTTTAAATTCTTTGCGTCGTCTTGAATTAGATTTATTTGATGAAAAATATCCTTAAGTTTTTCACAATTGCTTTCGTCTATTTCTAAAAAACTTAATCTAGATAAACTTTCTTCTATATTAAAATTAGAGTTGTTGTTTTTTAAATATCTTAACCATCTAATTCCAAACACACCTAAACCTGCACATAAATCCATCACTTTTAAATGTTGGTCTGGTGGAATATTTTGTATCATTTCATCCACTATATGTAATGGTGTAAAAACTTCGCCTAGTTTTTTAGATCTAGTTTTATCTTGTTCTGGTTTTAAATTATGCTGTGTAATTGGAAAAACTGATAAGTCACAATCTATTTTATAATATTCTTTGAATTTATTTTCTATTTGTTCTAATGTCATAGTTTAATTTATATCCAAATGTTTCCAATTTCTGCCAGTTTTAATGACTGATATTGTTCGAGAATCAACACCATATTCTCTAGCTAATTTTTTTCCTAAACCAAAGTAATAGTTTTGTAATTTTTGTTTTATTTCTATTACTTGTTCCACTGTTAGCTTTTGCATATTGTTAGTTTTTGCATAAGACATATCAATCATATTAGAACTGCGTGTATCTTGTCTTAGGTGGCGAGGATTTACACAAGATGGCGTTGCACAATTATGGCAAACCTCTAATTCTGAATCTAAAGGACCAATGAAATATTCGTATGCAAAACGATGAGCTTTCATTAAAACATTACCCACTCGGAATTGACCATAATTGTTATGATTCTTGCAAGCTGTCCACAACCAGCACTGGGTTTCTGGATCTATTACATATTTCTTATTGAATCTTAAAATTGGATCTACTGCTTTTCTTCCCATGGTTTTATATTACTACGTGAGACCATCGTTTACCTGTTTTTATGTTTGATATAATTCTTTTATCAACTTTATAAAAATGAGCTAAATCTGTAACTTGACCACGATAATAATTTTTTAATGATTTTTTAATTTCAATAACTTCTTCAACAGATAAAACTTGACCAGATTGTTTAAATGCATTCAATTTATCAATCATATTAGAGGAAACTGTATCTTGTCTAAGATGATTTGGATTCACACATGCTGGATTATTACAGTTATGACAAATATCAAGAGTACTATTAAGTGGTCCTACAAAATATTCATATGAAAATCTATGAGCTCTAATCATCTTGCCATTGATTTTAATTAGTCCGTATCCCAAGCATTTAGAAGCAGTCCAGTTCCAGCATCCGGTTTCTTCATCAATTTTATATTTTTTATGAAATCTTTCTATTGGTTCTATTATTGTTTTTCCTCTAATTTTCATATTGCCCTAAACTTAATCACTTTCTTTGTTGTTAATTCGTTAAATGCATCACTACAAGCATCCACAATATCGTCATGGCTATCAAATGGAAAGGTTTGAAATTCATTAAGTAAATCTTTATTCCAAATTGCTTTCTTCATATAAACATTGCCATTATTTATTTGAACTGATAATGGCTCTGCTCTTATTTCTTTGCTTTTTGTAGGTTTAACAAATTCAATTATATAGCCTGCAAGCATCTTAGTCCAGTAAAAGGTGAGTGATTTTCCTGCGCTGCCTGGATCATTTGGTAAAGTAATCTTAACATCTTTACCATCAATCTCAGCAATCCTTAAAATCTTGTCATCTCTTTCCTTCGTTCCGAGCTGTTCACGCCATAAATCTAATAAATAATAACAGTTATTGACATCTATTCCCATTAAAACACCAACAGAATAGTCATTTTTTCCACTAGAACTTGCAATATCATATGACCTAACAGTTCTAACCATTTTTGGAATATCATCAATAATTTTGATAGAATCAACATTGAACATTGCTCCTTCTTTTGGAATTGGTTTACCCATATATAATGCACTGAAACCCATATTCCCCATTACAGCTTTAATATCTAAATAATCTTGAGTTGAATATCTTTCTGGCCATATTGATTCATTTAATTCACGACCTAAGACATCGTTTTCTGGATCATCACAAATAGCAGGAATATTTAATACTACAAAGGATGGATCAAGTTCAGTGGCAAAAGCAATTACATCATCATTTGACCATCTAGTATTAATTAAAACCATTGCACCATTTGGCTCTAAACGTGAATATAAATCCTCTCGGTAGAAGTCACGAATCTTTTCTTTCATTACTGGTGAATTTGCTTCTTCTCTATTACGGATTAAGTCGTCTGCAAGAATAAGTTGATATCCAATTCCGGTGCGTGGATTATTTACTGAACCTACAAAATAAGTAGAACCATTAGGAATTGACCATTCATCTATGCTTTGATGATTATTATTTAATCCTGTTCTTTCAAGGCATATTTGTCTAGATTTGCGTGAGAATCTTCTTGCAATGTTCTGAGAGTATCCACACACTAAAACATTAGAATTAGCATAATTTTCTAAGTAAAAAGAGGCAAATCTTAAACATGTTTCACTCTTACCCGATCTTGGAGGTAACGAGATAGCTAATCTTTTAATTTTTCCATCTGCTACTTGTTGTAAGTAATTGCAAATTAATGTTAAATGTTTTGCATTAACATTCCAAATATCAGGTGATGTTTCAGCTAAGAATCTATGAAATTGGTTTTTCGTCTTCATCGATGATTTCGACATCGATAGGCTCTTCTCTTGCTGGAATCTGTTTGTCATTGATGTTGTTTGAGGCTTGGAGAATTTGAAGAGTCCATTGTTCCAACCGCTCGTGTAAGCTTGCAACATCTCTGGCTGTGTTACTTCTGATGTAATCTTTCTCAACTGCAACCTCCGCTATTGCATTCAAAGCGTCTATATGTTTTTTTAATGACACTGCAATATATTCAGATAAATTCTCTCTTAAATCTAAAATAGCACCAGAATATTTACCATCAATAATTTTGTCTTTGATTCTCCAGATAGCTGATTTAGATACACCTGTTTGTCTATGGATTTCATTTATAGTAAGTCCCTGTAATAACATTGCAATTATTTCAGGTTTTTTTTCTTCTGTTAAATTCGTACTCATTTTATGTAATCCAGTAAACTTTCCAATCCCTTATTTCTCAATTTGACTAATGCTCTGTTAATTACACCATCACTATCAATATGCATAATTTTATCAATTTCT